CCGGGCCAGGTTCCCCCGGAACGACTCCCACGTGTCCCCCTCACCACCGCCCATCGCGGCGATGCTGTCATCGCCCTGATGCCAGTCCACGCTGCACACCCGCCGCGCCGCCTGCGCCAGGATCACCGTCGAGAACCCGTGCCACGCCCCCAGCTCCAGCACATCCTTCACCGTCGCCAGGGTCGAGAGCTTCGCCGCCTCCTCCTGCGTCACCGCCGACGGGATGTCACCCGGGACGGTGATGTCCAGCCGTGCCATCAGAACGCGCTCGCCGGGCCCGGGCGCATCTCACCGTCGCGCATGTTCGGCTCCGGCGGGGTCAGCGTCGAGTCCGCGGGCTGCGGGTCACCCGCCTGCGCGCCCTGCCCCAGCACGTTCTGGTGGTAATGCTCCCGCCGGCCCATGGCCGCGGCCTCACCCGCCGCGTGCGCGGCCCGCGCGTCCTGCTCACTCATCTAAGGCTTTCTCCTTCTTCCGGGCCAGCAGGTCTGGCGCGTACTCGTGCAGTAGCGCGACGGCAAAGTCCACCTTGTCGGCGACACGCTGGCCTGGGGGCTGCCAGGAACTCCACAGTTCGAGGTTGCCGGACCGGAAGTTCCGCAAGGGCCCGTCGGTGTGGTTGTCGTCACGCTGACCGTTGACGTGGTGCACGGTCTCATGGCGCTTCAGCTTGCGGCCGAGAAGCTGCTCGACGATGACTCTGTGCTCCAGCCTTGAGCGGCCCTCGACCGTGCGGGACTTGTACCCGTTCCCGGGGCCGCGGGCTATGGGTCCTGGGGGCCCTGGCTCGCCGAGCCGGCGGACGCGGTCGTAATGCAGGGCACAGTAGCCGCGCCCCCAGGATTTGCGGTCACAGCCGCCCACCAGGCACGGTTCCCCGCGCTTCATCCGGGGCCTGATGGCAGTGGTTATGTGCTCTTTGCTCTCGGCTGGCGCAGCGAGCCGTCTCTGGTAGTGAGTCGCGCACAGCCCGGCCTTGCTCTGCTTCCGGCCGCAGCCGTCTACGGAGCATGATCCGCCAGGGGCTCTCCTGACCGTGCCAGCGGGCCCCGGCTCGCCGTGCTGCCGTACTCGCCAGCGGTGCATCTCGCAGTAGCCGCCAGAGAAGTACGGCTTGTCGCAGCCTTCCACCGTGCAGGTCTCAGGTGCGGGCCACTGCCGGATGAGCCCAGCAGGACCGGGATCACCCTTCAGCTTCCACCGCTGGTAGTGACGGCGGCACCAGCCACGCGCCACTACCAGCCGGTCGCACCCATCGACCTTGCATACTCCAGAGTCTTTGTTCATACCCTGGAGTATACGTCACATTGTTGTTACTGGTAGGTCAACACCCTGAAAGCGTTGGCAGTCGTCACGTCACTGCCACTTCGCCAGTAGTAGAACCACCCCTGTTGCCCCTTGGGCGCTCCGGAGGTCGGGTCCTTGATCATAGGTTCGAAGAGCATACTTACTCCGATCCGATCAATAATCAGGAAGTTGTCCCACGCGCCGAACACGGCCAGCGAGTTGGCGGTGCCGGAGGAGCCGGTGCCGGTGCCCGCGGTGACGGTGATCGACGGGGATTCCTCGATCACGTGGTTGAGCAGCCGCGAGGGGGTGCCGTCGCCGAGGGTCGCCCAGAACGACGACCCGGCGCCGGACGGGGACGCGTTGCGGATCTTGTTGATGGTGGAGATGTTCGCGACGAACCCCACCTTCTGGGACAGCCGGAACCGGGCGCCGAGGGCGGCCTCCAGGTTGTACACGTCGCCGGCGACGATCGCGCCGGAGGTGGCGGGGTGGACGACCTGGGCGGTGCCGAGGGCGTGCGCGATGCCGTTCGGGACGCCGGTGTTGTCGGTGTTGGTGCCGGTCCCGGCGGCGAAGTTGGCCTCTTCGAGGATGTCCTTGCCGTCCTGGAGCATGCGGGGGAGTTGGTCGGCGAAGTTGGTGTCCTCGTTGGCTTCGAGGGATCCGTAGATCCACGCGGCGGCCTTCTTGACGTACACGTTGATCTGCCCGACACCGGAGTAGGCGGCGGTGGACGCGGACGCGGCCTCGTCGAGGTAGGCGGCGGCGACGCCGGCGGAGTTGACCCCGTGGTAGGCGTTGGTGGTGATCTGCTTCACCGACGCCAGCCGCCGGTACGGGTTCGTCGTCCCGTCCGTCGTGATCACGATGGTTGGCGCTTTGTTACTCACGCCCCAGATAGGGCGCGGGGCTGGTCATTTCTGCCAGCCTCTGCACGTCTCCGTGCAGGCCAGACTATATCTTCATCCCCCTAGAGGGATGTCCCGTACATAGTCGTTGAACCTTCCCGTCGGGGCTAACCCAGGCGGGCTCGGCTGCTGATTATCCCTACCGGCCACTTCTCGGACCGTCGCGCTCACGCTTTCGCGTCACGCTGTGGTGCGGCCGTCTACCAGGACGTTCCAGCAATTCTCGGGATTTTCACTAGCACCTTACGGTGCTAGGCGACCTGAAGTTGATCGAGGAAGTACGGAAGCAGGTATCCGCCCTGGGCGTTGGCCAGGGACAGGGCGCCGGCGGCCCGCTGCAGGCCGGGGCCGGTGGGGTCCTCGACGTAGTCGCGGAACGCGTCGTAGTACCCGTCATGGCCGTACAGCAGGATGTGCCGGGCGATGCCCGGGTTGTCCTGCGCGCTGCGGGTCACGGTCTCGCCGCGGTGGTGCGGCAGCAGGCCCCGCTTGTCGTGCGCCTCCACGACGGTGGCGGCGCGGGCGATCGCGTCGTCCCGGGTGATCATGCCGCGGCGGACCGCGTCGAGGTTCTCGAACGGGTCCCGGCGGGTGATGAACTCCGGGCTGCGGCCATCCCACTGCTGCCGGGCGACGTTGCCGTCGCCGTTGCCGCCGGTGTCGGCGCCGGCTTCCCGGTTCGCCGGGTCCTCCGCGGCGCGGGTGATCTCGGAGATCTCCTTCATCCGGGCGACGATCGGCTTGCATTCCTCGTCGAGCTTCTTCCACCGCTTGACCAGGGTGTCCCGCAGGTCACCGTCGGTTTCCTCGGTGGTCTCACCGTTCTCTTCCATCCGCCGCAGCTCGGCCCTGATGCGGGCCTGCTCGGCGAGCTTGTCATCCAGGGCGGTCAACGTGCGCTCCTTCCGGCGCTCACCAGGTGAGGCCAATCGCTTCGCGCTGCTCCCTGCTCCGCAGGGCGTACAGCTCGTGCTGGTGATACCGGGACGGGTTCGCATCTTCGGGTGCGCTGCCGGTGACGTCCCCCTCATCGGCGGGGGCGTACTCCTCGTCCACGGGCGGATCAAAGCCATTGGTGAGCTCCGGGCTGCCCATGCGGACGCCCAGGAACTCCGCGCCGGGGTAGGCGGCGTACAGCACCGGGCCGTACTCCCGCAGGCCCAGGGCCAGGCGCCGCACCCGGGTCAGGGTGCCGTTGCGGGCCCGGTACCGGTCCCCGGGGCCCTTCAGTGCCGGGTCGGAGCGCAGGATCCCGCCGACGAACGACTGGGCGGTGATCGACCCCGACCGGATCATCTCCAGCACTTCCTCAGCCAGCGGGGTCTTCCCGTACTCGGTGCGGGTCAGCAGGCCGCGGCCGTCGGGGCGGATGTCCAGCGGCTTACCGAGGGGCTTCTGGAACTCCGGGGCCTCGGCACCGCGCATCGTCTGCCCGTGGTTGTACAGCACCCGCACGGCGGAGGCCAGGCCGCGGGAGGACCGCTGAATCTGGGCGAGAACCTGGTCGAACGCGCCCCGGTCGATCGACTCCTCGTAGTGGCCCTCGTGGTCCTTGATCTCGGTGGCCTCGTCGAACACCGCCGCGTACGCCTCCACCACCCGGCCCGAGCCGTCGCCGTCGGCGCGGGACACGATGTGAATGTCATCAAGCGGGTAGAACCGGAGGATCTCGCTGCGGGACGCCGCGCCACCGCTGCGGGCCTTCGCGGCCAGCTTGGCGAACTTGCCCTTGCCGAACTTCCGCCGCCCGATGTAGGCGGCCAGCGCGCCAGGGTCGTGGGCGCCCTTCGACGCCAGCGACGACGACAGCTTCTTGAACCGGGCCCCGGTGCCCAGCTTCGGCATGGCCCGCTGCGCCGGCTCATCCGGCGCGGCCATGCCCATCGCCTTCTCCGCGGCCCGCATGTGCTCCACGCCCAGCCCGGTCAGGTCCGGCAGGTCGGAGTGGTCGCCGTCCCAGGAGGAGTCCAGGCCGTCAGCGTCGTAATCCTGCGCCTTCGTGTCGGCCACAGCGGACCGCCTCACTTTCTTCTCCATCGCGGCATGAGTCGCGGGGTAGAACCCCAGGGCGGCGTGATGCCGCTCGTTGCAGAACCCCTTGGCCCGCTCGGGGTCCATGTGCGCGTCCTCGACGGCCAGGCGGACGCAGCGCATGAAATCGCCGTCCTCGCCGTAAGCCCCAGCGGATGCGGGCCGCGCCGGGGCCGCGTTCCCACCACTGCGCTAGCTGGTGCGGGAAGACACCCGGAATTCCGCTGTCTCCACTGGACAAATGGCATCACCTCCCGCCCCTGAAACAGTTATCCTTATCCGCATACGTCATATTGTGGAAAGGGTGACAAGCATGACAGGCAAAACGGACGCGCAGGAGGTCAAGCTCGCCGGCCTTGCCATCGATGGCCTCCGGCTCCGGCTGGTCGGCACATCCCCGCTGATCGTTCACAAGTGGAGCGAGAAAGCGAAGAAGCAGATGCTCGACAAGCAAATGAAACGGGCATCGCAGGGCAAGGCCGCTAAAGATCCCGACCAGGATTACCGCGAATCCCTCTATATCCGCGGCGACGGTTCCTACGGGTTCCCCGCCGTGGCGTTCAAGGCAGCAGCGGTACGGGCGGGCACCTACTGCGACATGAAGATGGTCTTTCTCCGCGGCGCGTTCCACGTCGAGGGCGACCTGGTCCTCATCGAGGGCGAGCCCGAGCCGCGTGAGGACATGGTCCGCGTCGGCATGGGCACCGCTGACATCCGGTACCGGCCGCAGTTCCCGAAGTGGGCCACCGAGCTGGACATCACGTTCAACAACCGGGCGCTCACCGACGAGCAGATCGTGAACCTGTTCGAGATCGCCGGGTTCGCAGTCGGCGTGGGCGAGTGGCGGCCGGAGAAGGACGGCCAGTTCGGCCGGTTCCGGGTGGAGACGGTCTGATGACCGCCTACCAGTTCAAGAACACCGCGCGCATCCCGCAGGGCGTCACCCCGGAGGGGGTGATGGAGGAACGGGACCGGATCGAGCACGACTACGGCAAGGCCACGATCGAAAACTCCGTGACCGCGGTCACGGAGCACCCAGAGAAGTACCCGAACCTCCGCGCGTTCGGCCCCGCTGACGAAAAGGACGCCATGCGCCGGGGCATCGCGGAGGGCATCCGCCTCGCCTACCGGGCCGTGGTCATCAGGCGTGCCGAGCCGAAGCGGGAGACTGAATCCCGGCAGATCCGGGTGATTCACAGCGTCAAGGACGCTGACGGTTACCTGGTGTACCGGACGATTCAGGCGATCAGGCAGTCACCAGCGGAACGGAAGTTCCTGATCGCCCAGTTGCGGCATGACGCCGTGCTGTTCGCAGACCGGATGCGTGACGTCCTCGCCGAAATCGAGGAAGCCTCTTAGGCGCGGCGCGGCAGGGCATGGTTCGGCTCGGCAGCGCGCGGTATGGCACGGCAGTCATGGCATGGCGTGGACGGGCAGGTCAGGGCGCAGCTAGGCGCGGCAGCCGAGGCGTGGCAGGCTTGGCCAGGCAAGGCGTGGTTAGGCCCGGCGGGGCGATGCGGGGCGCGGCCGGGCAGGGCGAGGCGGGCAAGGTATGGCATCGCGTGGCACCGCGAGGCGAGGCGGGGCTAGGCACGGCAGGCTGGGCGTGGTCAGGCGGGGCGATGCGGGGCGCGGCGCGGC